TCGGATCCACTACTGCCTCATATATAAAATAATAATCTACTAAATCATTTGCAGTATTTTGTAATTGAACATATTCATTTATAGTTAGTCTTGAACCACAATGTTCTCTTTCTGGTTGATCATACCATGCCCGACGAATTGGTTGAGTAAACTTTTTCAAGGCACCTGGTTCTCTCATATGTTTCCATAGGTTTCTAAGTCCACCAAAAACACCAGGCCATGGTTTTGATTTGTATGGAACGGCAGGAGATGGAACAGTAGGAGATGGTACTACAGGACGTTCGGGCAATCCTCCTTTAACATCTTCAGGCGGTTCCGACTTAGGCAGCTCTTTAGGAGCAGATATATCTGGTGAAGTCACCAAATGCATTTTTGTAGATACATCAATATATAAACCATCAATAATTTTATCAAATTGACTTTCATATTTACCTGTTAATTCTTTAATTTTCTGATCTAAATCATCAGCCATAATATTCTCCTATGTCATATCTATATCCCACGAGGAAGAAAATTATGTATCTTTTTTAAAGACATTAAACATGCATCAAAACGATGAAAGTCGCTATTGAGATATTCTAATTGATCAGATTCAAAACTTTGTTCATCGGCTACAGGAACTTCAAATACAAAAGTAGATTTATCCTTTTTGCCAACGACTTTATGGCCAAGCATTAAAAGATAAGCCCCAGCACCCAAATCTTCAATTTCTTTTCTCATTACTTCTTCATTTTCTTTTTCCATTTTTTTCCCTTTCATAACTTACTTTAAATGATGGTGGATTAAACAATTTTTTAAATTCCCGTATTACATCGCAACATTCACAAGCCTCATAATTCATTTCCTCTGTATCTTTCATGATTTATCCATTGCTTCGGCTGCCAAGAGAGCTCCTCGCGCCACACTTAAAAGAGTATCTTTTGGTTTAATTATATTCCCTACTTGAATTGGAAGCTTTGACTTTTCTAAAATCTCTTTAAACAAATTTTCAAAACCTGGTGGAGTCGCTGTGCCGCCAGAAATTACAATGTCAATAGGATTATCACTACGAGCCTTATTACTTGTTTCTTCTAATCCTTTTTTAATACCATTAATTGCCTTCTGAACCATAATTTCATATTGCGCCTTAATTGCCCGCTGCACTAAAGAACTTGATGATTCGCTTAAATTTAATTTTAATTTTTCTTTATTAATATATGCAATTGATTCTCCTGTAGCTTTAGCTGTCATACGATCCACCCAATCGCCACAGTTAGCAATTGAAAATTGGAAAATTGGATTGCCAAACATTGAAAAACACATATTAACTAATCCAGCCCCAAAAGAGCATCCAATACCCGTCCAATGCTTGGTTGCCAATTCAGCATATATTAAAGCAAGTCCCTCATTAATAGGATATGGTTTTACTCTATATCCATTTTCATCTTGAAAAGCTTTGAAAATAGCATCCAAAACTTTTCCATGATAATCAGAATCTGTTTCTTCATTAATTGCATTAGCAGGCACTGAATAAAATAATGTTTCATTTTGATGGTGGATGTTATCTAACAGTCCGTGAATCATAATACTCATAATTTGCTGGGCATGTTTTTCTTTTGGGTTTAAACATCCATCTTTCATAGGGCGACGTAACTCAATTTGATTCATTGTATATGCTATCTGAATGGCCGCTTCTCCTAAAGCATATGCAACATTATCATCTTTTCGTTCAATTAAAGGAACCCCAGCATCTTTCATCATATTAAAAACAAAACGATTTTCAATTGGTATCTCTATGAATGCATTAACTTCTTTTTTATAAACAAAACTATTATCTTTATCTCTTTTACAAACAACAATATGATATGTCCCACAATCCATCCCAACTGACATGTTTACATCTCCTTTCCAAACTTGAGTTTTGAAGAAACAGAGAAATCAGGAACTGCCCAATCAACTTTTTCATCTTCTACTAACGGTACTACTTTTACTACTACATTACCATCATTTAAGTTAATATCTAGTTGGATCTCTATAAGTATCTTACATTCTCCAGCTTTAGTTTCTGCTGTGACTTTTTTAACTACTTTATTTACCACAATTATAATATAGTTGACTGAGGGTATTTTTTCATCATTTTTTTAACCGCACCTATAATCATACCCACAGTAATTTCTGTTAAACATGGTTTTGGAATTGCATTAGTTTTAGTGCAATTAGGCCAATTATAACATGGTCCGCATATCCATTGTGGATCAAGCGCACGATGTTTTTGTACTACAGTAACAGTAGGATAGTTCTGACAATATACCAATCCATCGGCAAACGTAAAGATCCCTACAGTAGGTTTTTTTAATCCTCCAGCAACATGAATTTGTGCTGTATCTACGCTAATTATATAATCACAAGCTGATGTAAGACCAAATAACTGCAGAATTGTAGTGCGAATAATTGGCACATCCATTTCTATTAACTTAGAAACTGGGCCTACATGACTTGCCAAAACGAAACAATTCATATTTCTTAACTCTTTTATTACTCCTTCTATTTGCCAATCTAACAAATTTTTAGCAATCATTGCAGAAATCGGACAAAGCAATACAATTGGCCCTTTATGTGTTTGCCTATAATAATCTACAGTATTTTTACCATATTCCATACTCTCAGGGCTAACTCTTAAATGCATGTTGTGATGTTTTAGCTCTACGCCGCAATGATTAGCCCAAATATCACTTCTATTTAAACCAGAATATGGTGACATGGCTATTTCATAACGATTGCATGCTGAGGTTGTATTATAAGAAATATTATAATCTGCAAGATCAATTTTATCACTGTTTACCACTTCATCGACAAATGGATGATCTTTAACGGCGTCGAAATAACAAGGCAAAGTAGCAAATACTATCTTTATATCTGGATCTATTCGTTTAAAATCCCAAACATCATGCGATGAATTAGAATGTCTCCCAATCCACCTACGGCTCTGATAATAACAATTTTGTCTTTTCTTTGATAAAATTCACGAAGAGATACAGGTCGTGGAATTTTCAGCACATTCCTTTGATTACTTTTTTGACCGACAATTCTTTTTCGCATATCATAAAATAGAAAAGGCCGTTTAAAATTAAACGGCCTTTTTCTACTCCATCAGAAATTAAGTGTTACATATTGATCTTACGGCACACAGAATCTCGATATTTACTGCCTGAGCACCAGACAGGTTATTGGCTACTTCCACCATAGAAATCTGCAAATCACCAGCATTAAATACTTGGAACGAAGCTCGCTCCAAAGTAAAAATGGCTGTGGTCAGGCCATTTAAACGAACCTGAACATCTGTAGCGGATGCATCATTGGTAATTTGAAGGAATGTAGCATACCCTCCGGTATCGGTCAAAATATCAAATTGATTTTGAGCAAAAGTGGTACCAGGGAACACGGTCTTGGCGAAGGTATAAGGGAATGTATTCTCTGTGGAATCTACAGACCAAACACTATTGTCATCAGACAAAATGGTGAGAATTGCATCCTCTAAGGATACTTGAGGGTAGCAAAACCTTTTGTAATAATTACAATCTTGGAATGTATCCCCATCCTTTAGTTTGCGATTTACTTTGCCTGGTCCCATGACATAAATAGTACGTTGTCTACTGGTCATAAGTTGCGTCATTACATTGTTTACTGGATATACATCAAGCAAACCTTGTGATCTGTTGTTTAAATTAACTTGGAAAATACTCATTTGTTTCACTCCTATATTCTATTTTGTAATTGGCAGTTCTGACTTATATATGCTTCTAAAAATAAATCTCACCATCAGGAAATAATTTTTTATACAATTCTGTCCCTAAGCCTGTTGGAATCAAAGTTGTCCTAATACCTTGAATCGCTGCTGTAAATAATTGTTCATTTTCAGGTCCTATAACCCAGGTTGCTTTAGAAATATCACTATTTAAACCCACTGAATATCCTTGATGAAAAACAAAATTACTAATTTGGTCTATATTATGAATTAACCCAGTAGGAAGAATAGCATTTGTACAAATTACACAATGTCGCACATCAGATTGTTTTATTTTTGGTGGTTCCAAATAAGATAATTGAAGATTTGATTCCTGAATTAATTGCAATACTGGATGATTTTTTAAATCACATCTTAATTCCCTAATATAAGCAACTTCTTTCTTTCTGGTGTTTAATTCACTTCCGAATATAATTCGTTCTTTTTTATCAATAAAACGAATACAATCATCCCTGCAAGATATGTAAATTTCTATTCCTGGAAATTCTTTTTCGATAGCAGGGCGTAAATATAATAATTGGACAATATATTCCGCACATGGTCCATAATACGCTATACAATACCTGTTTTTAATTTTACTATATTGTGGAAATGGTACTGCCATGAATCAATCCGATATTGAGGAAATTAAAGAAACTTTAGATATATTCATTATACAATTTGGCAATTATGATGCTTATACTAAATTAGCTTTGGAAACTTTTTTTGAACTAATATATTTAACGAAAAATGGAAAAAATTTATCTTTACATGGGGAGACGGGACAAAAGAGGACTTAAGATATTGACAATATTTTCTGGAAATTCCTTAGCCAGGACAAGAATCGAGGATATTAAAGTCTTACGATTACCCTCAGCAGTAGAAAATTCGCTTGTCAAGATAACACATGATAATCGTTTTTTATGGGAAGTATGGATGGAAAGTGCTTCTAATTATACAGAACTAAAAGAAAAATTAAGGAAAAGAGGATATAAAAACCTACCGATGCGATTAGATCAAATGTATCACTCTATAACCCAAACATTAAATCCAGATCTTAAATCGTTTGAAAAAAAACCAAAGAAAATGCTTCAAAGAAATAAAAAATAAAATCATTTTGATTTTTTCCAATCGTACCTGGCTTGACTTTTGCGAACTTCAAAACTGGTCAATTTATCTTTTGGATCTGAGATAGCACCAAAATACTTCCTAGTGAAATCCATAAGAGCAGCAAATAGATTTGGTTTCTGTCCACGAAAATCTTTATCTACCCAAACGGTATCGACATAGCTTCCTACCCATGATACACCACCGATTGGATACTCAGATAATGCTCGTTGTTTAGTGAATGGTTTAATTCCTTGCCAAAAAGCAAGTAATCTGTGCCTTGGTTTGTCATATTTCGGATTATTTGGATTCACAGATTTAATTGTTTTAACATGAACAAAAGCCACTCTCCTTTCTGGTCTAATAATTTCGCTTGAAAATTTAGTGGTGGGAATAATTACAGCATCTGGAATAAAATCAGCTATTTTTTCTTCGCCAACAAACCAATTGCTAATTTGCGGTGAAATTAATTTCTCTGCTGCCGTTCCAGTTTCTTTTCCTGAATGCACTCGCCATCTTGTATAATTTTCTGGAGATTTAAATCTTTTAATCCATGCAGTATTAATGGGCTCTTCTTTGGTAGCAAATGGGAACATTCTTTGAAGTTCTGCTTCTAACCATTGTTTGAATTTCATCTTCTTCTCACGCAATTTTCTGGAATAGAGAATGACCCGTTATTGACTTCTATAACAAGATGTTTGCCATCTATATCAACGACAACTCCTCCATGTTTTGAAAAATCATTAACCAATTCTTCTAATGTTCCATCTCTAACGCAAATATAAGGTGCTAATTTTCGTTTTGGAATGTTAGAATCTACAGAGATACCTATATAATTAATTCTGGGTATTGCTGAAGAAAACCCGTTTTGTTGTAGCATCCATTTCTTAAAATCATCAAATGAGAAATTGTCATTCATTATTCTTAAAAAATTCTGTAATCTTGTCTGATGTTATATATGTTGCGTTTTCTAACTTTTTACCATTAGAACAATCAGCTACAGAAATATTTACTTTTTTTAACCAAAATAATATTGCATCTATAATGTTTTGAGAAATTAGATGTTGCGGATAACACCACAAACCATTTTCCAATTGTTGACTTGCTGGGCGCTCACTTTCAAAAGATCCATCACAACAAAATAACAGGATTTTCTTAGCTCCCATTTTATATGCTAATCCAATAGCTGCACATATCGGATTTCTATAATCATCTATAAGAAAATCTGCACTATTTGTTAACCCACAATAATCTTCATTTATTACTGGATAATACACAACAGTTCCCCCTCGATATAAAGAAGCAAATTCATAATTTGTCCTAGATGAAGCAATACATGGAGGGTAATAATTGTGCTTTACTGGCAAGAACTTCTTGCATTCAGGATATGGATTATTAACTATATACCAGTTAATAGGCCGAAGTAATTCTCTCGGACAATTCTTGCCAACAAGTCCCCAATTGGCTAAAGCCCCATTAACAGCCAAAATTGCTATTTCTTTAAAAGGAAATTGTGATAATAATTTGTGTCTTTCCAGGAAATTATATCCATCCGATATTATTATAAAATTTTCTATATAAGAACTTATTTCAAGATTTTGTAATTTATTTTTTTTATTTCTAAATTCATTTTCAAGCAATAAATTATAGTCTTTTAAAAAACTATTATTTATATCAATTGGTAAAGAATCCTGTTTACATAGATTGCGCACCCACACGCCATCTTCCGTAAGGAGATATTCATTTGTATTTTTCTTTTTAATTCTCATCGCTTAGGACATGGAATAATAGCGAAACATGGTGCATCTTCAATCGTCGGATCAGATAATTTACCAAGATCGAATTGAACTGGAATAGGTCCGCCTCTATAAACAAGTGGGATTTCTATATTTTCTGGTAATTTTAAGAAAATTTCACTAGGAATATTTCCTTTTAATTCAATGACAGGCGGTATTCCTACAACTTGAATAGTATCAGGAATATCCGACGCATCAATAATAATTCTACTAGGAAGATTAACTGGCACTAATTCAATAGAATTAGGAATATGAGATCCATCTATTACAATTTTACTGGGAAGATCATCTATATTTAATTTAATCGAATCTGGTAAATTGGTTTCATTAATTATATGAATTTCATTTGGTATATTTTCGAATACATGAACTTCAATAACACTTGGGATGTTAGCAGACATTATTTCAATAGTAGATGGCACATTGTGCTTGACCTCAATAGGTGAGAATCGAGGTGTCTTTACAACAATCTCCGATGGAATGCCCAGTGCAGTAACTACTGGATTTATGGTTTCAAAACTATCTGTAAACGTTTCTTCTAGCGTGCGCATTGGTTGTACCATACCTGGCTGAGCCCCAGCACAAGAAACATTAATGGTACAATTGCAATTTCCCCAATCTACACTAATGACAGGTGCATCTCCCCACTCCACAGAAAGACCAGGTGGTGTTCCCCACTCCACAGAAAGACCAGGTGGTGTTCCCCAAATTACCATAATTTCAGAAATACCTGTAATTGATTCTACCTCTACTATTGAAATACCTGTAATTGGTTCAACCTCTATCAATGAAATGCCAGTAATGGGTTCCACTTCTACTAATGAAATACCTATAATTGGTTCTACTGTTATCGCTGATATGCCAATAATTACTATCGTTGATGGCATATCAACTGGCCCAAAATTAATGATGCTGGGAATATTGACATCACCAAAATTAATGATGCTTGGCATATCAACTGGTCCAAAATTAATGATACTTGGTATATTAACGGGTCCAAAATTAATGATACTTGGTATATTGACAGGTCCAAAATTAATGATACTTGGTATATTAACGGGTCCAAAATTAATGATACTTGGTATATTAACAGGTCCAAAATTAATGATACTTGGTATATTGACAGGTCCAAAATTAATGATACTTGGTATATTTAAAGGTCCAAACCAAATTATACTGGGTATATTTAAAGGTCCAAATGAAATTATACTGGGTATCTGGATGTTAATGTCTCCGATACTTATATTAATGTAAATTGAAGGAAAAGATCCAATATCCAAGTTTGGAATAATAATCGGCGGTGTTGTAAAATTTGTAGTAGGAATACTTAATTCCGGGAAATTAAGTTCTGGTAATTCTGGAATATCACATGTTGGAATTTCATAAGGTGGCGTATCGGTAGGTGGTGTTATTGGTATACTTGTAACTCGATCTGGAGTAGTTTGTATAAGAGTACAATCTTCACTTTGTACTGTTACCATAGGATCAACTGGTTTGTTTGGTGCATAAGCATGCGTACCAGATAAATCATATGTCCAATTGCCATCTCCAAAATCAATTTTAATATTAGTGTATGTACCAGTTAAACTAACTAAATAATCTGCTATCACTCCTTCACAAGGTTGATTTGTAGGTTCTTGAATATTAAAAGTAAAATTAATAGTCGCACAATTAAAATCATCAATACAATCTGGAATGCTTAAAGCTTCTATACGAGTAGCAACATCATCAACAAACTCTTCAACATTAATAATGGCTTCTACCAACTGATTATGATGTTCAGCAATAACAAATCCTCTCACCCAAGTTCCTGCGTAATTAAATCTTGTGGCATTACCACCAATATTACGAGCACAACCTTTAAGGGTTATTACCTTCCCATTAATATTTTTTTCAACTGAGTCATAATAAAAAAGTTCTCCACTAATAGTTCCGAAGCCATTATTAGCCCATATCTCTGGGAAATTAGCAGCAACAGGCACAATGCTCATATCTTCTTCCCATGGCTGATTATCTACAGCGAGTCTTGTTTCTGCAGTATTATAAACCAGAAACAATGTTCTGTCGGTATCGAGTTGTAACGGATATAGTGGAACTGGAGGAAATGCCATAATTTTTTAATACATACCAATCAAAAATTGAGTGTTTTTTCTTGTATACCAGCCTGGTCTAGGACCTATATTACTAAAAGTAAGATCCAGACTACTAAATTTAATAAATGCATATTGACTGTAGTCATAACTTAGATATGCTGTTCGATCTCCATTAGTTGTCGCCAATAATGTATTGACAGGATCATCAAATCCAATTATTGTTGAATCTTGCAATGAACGAAAAGAAGCAGAGCTGGCCACCGCACCGCCCGTTTCCCAGGTATTAGATGTAGTATTAAAAGCAGAAATATTTCCTGTATTATTGAAAAAAAACAACCCATCCGATAATGCAACTAATTGCCCTTCAACTTTTACCGGTCCTGCCATATCTGTTAATTTAGCAATAGTTTGAAACTCATTGGTAAGAATACCTTCAGTTTTATAAAAACTTTTTATACGGAAAAAGCTCCCCACAGCATCATTTCTTAAAAAATAACCAGAATTATCCTTCCATGTAGCACGATACGCAGCAAAATGACCATAAGTAGAATCCCCTGTTATAGGATCATAAATTTCAATATGTTCCTGTAGATCTTGCGCTCCATTAGTATAATCACTTAATGCTATTGCTGTGTTAACATTAGTCAATGTCAATAAATCATAGGTTGATTTTACTTGATAAGAATAACTATGAAATGGAATAGACCCAGAAGTGTAATCTGCTCCTAAAATAAAATAGCTGTGAGTATTAGAATTTAAATTCACCCAATTCCATGGTCTTTTAATAGCAGTATGAGAAGTATAGGTATCCTCAAACCCATTGTATTCTGAAACTTTTATTTCATGGTCTGTATATACTCCAGGTATCGGCAGTGCAGATCCTTGTCCTGCCCAGTAAATCAAACTTGTGCCTCCCGATCCTGAATCAGTGGTGCCTCTAGGACAAAATCCTACATTCCTACGAAATTCTGTTTTGGCTTGATATTCATTTGCCGTGCCTGTTAAGAAAGATTCATCCCTGTTAATATTCACGGTATGAGTAGCTGTTTTAAAAGTTTCACTTAATAAACCAAATTCATGTGCTGTTGCAAGTCCATTTTTTGTCAAATAATCTAATGGACTGTAGTTACCCACAGGATCAGCAGTTGGAAATGTCCAAAGCCATATATTTTGATTTTCTACAACGTCAATAGAATCTGAATATTTTGTAATACGATATGCACCAAAATCAGTATCTACTCTTAAAATAATGTCATAAATTCCACCAATACTATATAAACCTTTTGCATTATCTTGATTGCTATGCGTTAAATCATCCCCCAATGACCAAGTATATTCATCTATTGGATCACGAGGGTTGCTTCCTATCATTTCCTCGCCAGCATAAGATCTACCCGTGGACGGGTTAATGCCTGAAGGAATCTCTACAGAAATTAATGTATCCATTGGTGACCTAATAGTTGGCGGTGTAATATAAGGACCACCCGATGGAACACCAGAAGTTGTAATCTGCCCAACAGTTGGTACAAAATCAATAACCGCTTCATCAGGTGCAGGAATTCTAGCATTAATGAAACTGGGAAGTACAATTGTATCCGTACCATATGTATTACTTACTGTAAGAGTTACATTATAATAACCTGGAGAATAATAAATGTGTGATACAGTTCTAAAGTGTGTAACAGAAATATCCTGCCAACTTATAGAAATATTTGATGTGGTGTAATCCCCAAAATTCCAAGTATATACCACATCTCCATTACCTAAACGAAAACTCTCATCAGTAAAAGTTATATCCAAAGGCACAAGTCCCATAACTTTATTTGATGTAAACCATGCTTTTGGAGTAAACACTAATTTTGTCAAAAAATTAAGTCTACCTTCTATTGTTGCACCAAATGGCACTGTATCTGTTGTGCCTTTGACACCCACAAATTCCTGAATGGCTATAATTGCATTTTTAATTGCATTATGATGTTGAGCAATTACATTTAAGGTTACATTTGTAAAATCCTTGGGTTTAGACACAACAGGAAAATTAGGCAAAGCTTCTAAATCAGTAAATGTGGTGCTTGTTTTAGATCCATAATGAAGACTTATGGCTCGATCATCTATGTCGCTACATTGTTCCGTTAATGTAATAATACCCGTTGGTGGGAAATATGACATAACATTATCCTCATCATAAACAATGATGTTTGTATCCCCAGGTGTGTAATCTTCAGCTAATTTTACACGCAGTGAATCATGAACTAGATATAGGTTTGTATCTGTATCTAAAGCATTTGAATAACTGCTTATTATATTTGGAATTGTCAAATTACTGTAACCCCTTCAGTTAAAAACACCCTCTTGTATGATTGATCTGAAAATACACAAATAAGGGTTGGATCATACGATCCTGATGCATCGTAAATGTGTGTGGTAGTATGAACATTTGGATCGCTTATAGTTGTAGTTTGTCCATCTCCAAAACTCCAAAATCTTTGACTAATGTCACCAGAAGTTTGGTCTACGAAAAGAAAAGTTGCTGGATTTACCCCCAAACTTAATGCGGTTTGTCTGGAATAAGCTGGAATTGTGAGATCTGTTTGAGTAATATAAAAAAATGGCATTACATATGAATCATCTACCTGAATGTAATTATTTTTAGTGCCAATCCCTTGTCCTCCAGTAGTTGTAATAATATTCAACGAAATTGTATAATATCCCTCTGTATTATAAGTATGAATTGGACTGCGTTCAATTGAGGTACTTCCATCTCCGAAATCCCATAAACAACGTAATACATTAACTTCAGAAAAATTTTGAAATCTTACTGACAAAGGAGAACCACCTGTAATTGGATATGCTCTAAAAATTGGTCTTGGTGACAAGAATTTATTTTCTAATGCCTTAAGAATACCATTCAAAGAGGTAGCTGAAGGATTGACACTTGTTCCAATATATGTTTCAATATTGACAATTGCATCTTTAACTGCATTATGATGTTCCGCTAATACAGCACAACTAACAACGGTGTCTTTTGACCATTGGCTTTGTCTAGAACCTGCAAATCCTCTTTGTAATGATTTAAATGTATTTGAAGTGCGTTCACCATAATAAATTAACTCAGCATTTCCAGATGCTCCGGGTACACCAGAATAATTTAATAAATCAGGACTGGGTTCATTAGCTGAAATAACGGCCCTGGCTGGACCTACACGAATTAATCCCGTAGACGGAAAAGAACTAGCATTATTAACAACAATATAAGTTCCATTTACAGGTAATGTTTGCTTTAATGTGGTCGCAGCATTATTTTTAGCCTCGTATAGAGTATCTTTGGTATCAATAGCCTCAGGGAAAACTGATAACATTCCAGTAGTATAGCCATCGTCAAGTGATGATATTCTATCAGTCATTGGGTTTTCCGATCATTTTTCGCTCTATCGCTTGTAAAAATTGTTGTTTCACCGGCATGTCATCCATTAAACACATAGTTGTTCTGGCAAGATCCACATCGGCAGGTGTACCAGTAAGGGCTCTAAACCTAAATTCTTGCGCAATCTTTTCATTCCAATATTCTTTCTGAGATTCCATGTCATCGAATGGCTTTAATTTTTCTTTTTTCTCTAAAGAATTAAATGCTTCAAGGAAAAATACAGCCTCTTCTTGCACCTCTTTTAATTTCTTTTCTAAACTTATAATTGTAGTTTTAGTAGCCGTTTTTCTTCTTTCTAATTTTTTGGTTTTTAATTCTACCTCTCTTGTATTTAGTTTTTCTACATCAAATTCACCTTTTTTAATTTCAATATCAAGCAATTCTAAGTTGTCATGACAATCCTCTATTTCCATCTGAATGGCTTCGATTGATTCACATCGAGATTGTAATTCCCTTAAACATCTCCACAACTTCGACTGATGTGTGGGCTCCTTGTTAATAATAAAATATTTCATTTGGAAAAAACTATGACGATTTACTATATTTTCCTTATTCAATAATTCACACATTTCTTTATAAATATCTCTTGACATATTGTCTCCTTCTTGTAATAATTTAGTATGAATGTGGAAAACTTCTCTTATAATTATAACATGAATATTGTAGATCAATTTATTCTGGGAAGATGGGAAGAAATCCTACCTCAGGTTATCGATGAATCGTTTAATTTAATATATACCGATCCTCCATACGGCATGTCTTATAAAAGCAATATTCCAGGATGCAAGAAATGGAATAAAACAGGAGAAACAGAATCAAAATTTGAAAATCATATAATGGGGGATAATGAAGGAAGCATAGATTGGAAAAAATTGGCAGAACAATGTTTGAGAATTTTAAAAAATAATTCTTTTTTATTCCTTCATGGAAATATAGAAGATGTTGTTATTAAGCATGCACACCATTTTATGGAAGCTGGATTCAAATATAAAGGAACAGTTTCTTGGAACAAAAGATTTGCAATAGGTGGGGACTTAAAAGGTGCCATGAAAAGGTCTTGGGAACCGATTCTTTATTTTGCAAAAGGCAAACCTGCTTTTAATCCAATCGAGGTCATGAGAAAAGGAAAATTAAAAATTAAAAAAAGAATTGAGGAAATAGGCCCAGATTGGGAATTCATGCTAAAGGATTACGAGAAAGTGGGTTTTCCAACTCAAAAACCTATGGCACTAGCTAAACAGATAATCAGACTTACCACCAAAGAGGGGGATCTAATATGCGACCCCTTCTTTGGTAGTGGAACATTTGCCCTGGCAGCAGTAGAAACAGGTAGGCATTTTCTCGCTATCGAGGCAGATCCAGCGGTTTTTGAGAAATTCAGAGGTCGAATCTGTTTGCAGAGTTTTGGGCAGTCAGGCTGAATTCCAGGAATTTTCAGAAAGTTGGTTGCAAATCCAAGAAGCTGCAGTATACTTTAGTAGTTGAAATCTACTAAACCTGTTTTTTAAGGAGCCAAGTATGTTTTTCAGAATCGATCCACCTAAAGACTGGACTGGAAAAATCCCAGGAGGTAATCGAGAATTACCAACAAAACCTGGACGTACTATTTGTCGAGTACGAGACCACATCGTTTGGAGTCATGATGACTCGCTTGCATTCTATATCCACAATCGTGGAGGCGTGGAGCGGCCATTGGTAGGAAAGCGGACGGTTGATAGTATACGCACAGATTTTCACCCTTGGTCTTATGCTGGAATTGTGGTGGCACTTGTCGATGGCGCACTACGGGAGAGATACCAGTTAAGTGAAGCCCATAAAGGGCTTATGGCTGATGGCCATGGTAGCCTTATGGGCCTCAACCAGAGGCTGTTTGATGGCAACTTAAGTAAAGAAGAGTTAGATTCAGAAACATTCCTTACTGTTACCCCGCCCGAAGAATTTTTAACAACTTATACTCACCGTAATATTCATAGCCCGCAGACAATTGGACAAACGCTTGCCAGCCCAGATTTGCTTTATGGGGCTATTATTGAGGATGAAATTCAGCCCTTGCTAAATGACTTGGCGGTACAAGCTTTAGCAGACAAACCTGCCAAGCTGCTGCCCCAAATTTCTTATGTTTTAACATCTTGGCCATCCCGAGATTATGTTGATGTGTTCTGTTCTCGAACAGATAGCAAGCCAAGATCTATCCTGCCTGCTGGAAGCATTGACTTGGGACTGACAAGCAAAGATTATGCAAGCCTTGCAGATGCTATTAATTTTTACGGAAATTATGTTGCCCGTCTCACAGAAGCAGTTGGAGAGAAGGACGTAGCTTGTTTGAAAGAATCACTCGGAACAGTGCAAGGTTCTGGTCCTTTCTTTGGTGTGATTTTGTGTGATTATTTAAAGAAAGATCCAACTTTGATTCCAAAAGATCGGAAGGTGGGGATTTTTGTTAGACAGAGCGTCAGAAGACTTGTGGGCTTAGCGCAATTATGCCCACAAATTACCCATGGTGGAAATGCCAATATTACTAACATCATTTTCAAAATAGAACAGCTAATTCACAAACATAGTTAATAAATTACTAATCACAAAAACAGCGGGTTTTTAAAAACCCGCTGTTTTTGTTTAATGACTCAATCAATTTTAACAACTCCGGATGAGAGTGAATTACCCTGCCCTTAAAGAGGGCGCGTGGATACAATTTTCAAAATAATTCCAAAAGATTATGAGAAACTTCAATTATTATTAAACTAATTTCGTTCCTAAAATAGCCTTAAACCTGGTTCCTTTATCAATTGCTTGTCCTGCCCACCATAATTTAGATTCCATAATTGACTCATGATCTGGGAAATCTCCTATATTTTTGAAGGTCTGTTGATGAATAAAAGTGCCATTTAAACTCGCTTCTGGAAACCTGTTTTTAATGATTTCAGGCTCTCCTTTTCGATTATATTCCATTACAATAGGGAATAATACATCCGTTTCTTCCTCTATAAATATAGAAAATTTCCCAACAATGCCTGATATAACTATTGCCCCCTCCATAACTAATAAATTCCACTCCTTGTGACCCATCCTCATTGCCGTGTTCATCAGAGAAGTAATAGTATTTTTTCCTTTATAAACAGTACAAATTTCACTTATTTCTTTCATAGAATCAGAAGATATATTGCTAGTTACAACGCAAATAAATGGTGCGCCTGGGAAATTATTTTTAATAGACCGAATAGTACAAGTAATCGCACCAATGTTTTGTTCTGGTGCAAGAATGCCAAAACCAAAATTTAATTTTTTAAATTTATGTAATTGCATAATTTTAGTAAATTGTATCGAAATCAATTCTTATAACATCATCCGATGTTATAGTTCTATTTAATACGAAAGTCCCAGCAGTAGGACTTGGAGTAAAATAGGTAAGAGCCCAAGTGTGAACTAATGAATCTGGAACATATACACTATCATTAGAGTATATTCGCACACCATTTATGAAAACTACCAAACTATCGGCAGTAAACACCGTAGAAAGAGATGTTGTCTTATAATTCCTGTAATCTGTACTAACTGGAGTTAAATTGTAATAATGACGATGCACAGCAGCACTTGGGAATGCCATATGTGCTTTTAACTTATTTGGAGCCACTACCTCCCAAGTAATTGTATCCGTAGGTTCTATTTCAACAATCTCATCAACAAATAAAATATCTGTAGACACTGTTCGTATTTTAAGAGATAATGCACTTGCCTCATCAGCTATCAAAGCTAACTTATCTCGCTCTGTCCCTAACATTCTCACATAAGTTGTATTATCAGTATGATCCTCAACACTATGTAATGCACTATCAATGGCACTAGATTTTAATGTGCCATCATCGTTTAAGGATTTCCTTAAACGATTGCTTAAAGTGCCTTGCGTACCAATAGCTTCCCTCATCATTTGAGAGTTGATATCCACAGCATCATTAATGATTTCCTCTCTCTCAAGGATGGTTCGTAAAGGCAAATTATCGTAATCAACATGATAAGGCATCATCGCCTGATATAAAACTTCAGGAATTAAATTAATATTCGGCATAACTTCTCCTCATCAATATATATGATAGAATATTCGCAAAACATATTGCCATCATTCTATAATTATATTAGAATGAGGACGATTTATGACAATGAACCATGTAATAGACATTATGCGAAAATATGACTTGCCAGACGATTGTGATATTCCAATCTTAATGTTTTTAAAAGCATGCAAAGCAGAAAATGTAAAAATTAATGAAAAAATTTGGGATAAGAAATTGCTGATGTTTTGCAATCTACCCACAGCATCAAAAGAACTTGCAATTATAAATTTAGCGTATCATCGACAATGCCCAAATAAAAAATTAGCAGAAGTTAGCGATCAACAATCAAAACCGATCCAGCGTTTAAGAGAGTTGGGCTTTATATTTAAAGAATCATTAGCATCAAATGGCCCCAGATACACACAAAATGGCACTCGAATGATTGTTGGGTTTAAAGCCAAAAAATTATATTCCAGCCTTAAAAAATGTAGCAAATTTAACGATTTTAAAAATTCACATCATGATCCTATTACTTCGCAAAAACATTCATTAGAATTAGATCATCGTACACCAAACATTGCTTGTAATAAATTAAAAATTGCACCCAAACAACTAACAAATGAATTAATTGAAACGGGGCAAGCTGATGATTATTTTCAGTTTTTAAGTAGATCTACCAATTGTATTAAACGAGAAGCTTGTAAAAAATGCATTGTTGGACAAACCATTCCTCTACCGGATGTTATTTGCAAAGAAATTTATAAACAACATTGGGACGAAATGTGTGAAAAAACAAAATCCTGCATTGGATGTTTTCACCATAATTATAAAAAACCGCAATTTCCAGAAAAACACAAAGCAACATGGACTATATCGGATCAAAAGAAAAATTAAACATTTGGATTTTCACACATATACTTAAACACTTCCCATCAACAAGAAATAAACTATTTGTTGATGCTTGTGCAGGCTCTGGTTCTGTAAGTCGCTTTGCTGCTAGCACTGGATTTAAAGTTCTAGCATGTGATAATTTATCTTTTCCTACCCATCTGGTCAATGGGAGCATTGGTATATTTCCATTCCTGAAAGAAGTGCAATACCACATTAATTGTATGAACCAACTTTCAGGAACTCAAGGCTATTTTTATAATAATTTTTGTGAAAGATCTGGAAGATTGTATTTTACAACTGAGAATGCTTGTAAAATTGATGCTTGCCGACAATATTTGAATAACATCAATAATTCAAAAATATTCAGTATTCTAATTCATTCCTTAATCGAAGCTCTGAGTCGTGTATCTAATACTGCAGGTACTCATGGAGCTTTCTTAAAGAAATTCAAGGAAAGAGCTTTAGACCAAATTCATTTACGTATTGAAAAAAACAATATTGGTGAAGGGGAATGTAAAACCTATCAAGCCGATTTTGTAGAATTAGTGAAATCAGATGAATATAAAAAAATTAATAAAGATGTCATTTATATTGATCCCCCATACAATGAGCGTCAGTATGCTCCCAATTACCATCTCTACGAAGCTTTGGTGCGTTATGATTTGACTCCTGTTGCTGGCGTCACTGGTTTAGGAGAATGGTCTGATAAAAAAAGTGGATTTTGTAATAAAACCACCTTCTTCAAACATCTACTAACCATCATCGAAAATGCCGACTGCCCCCTCATATTTCTAAGCTACAGTTCAGATGGATTGGTTTCCAGAGATCAAATTGAAGATTTCATTCTTCAGCAATCCATACCGCTGAGTGTTCATTCTCATACCCAAAAGAGGTATAAGTCAGATCCCAGTCGTCACAATGAAACAAGTTTGCTGAAAGAATTTCTCTTCGAACTGCAACTCAAGTAAACCGTTGTGGCATAAGCATTTACGCAAAATCCTAAGCCCTTAGGTTTTGGTTCAAAACCAAGTTTGAAATTTTTTCAGTTTACAGGTTCTATCTTTTGACCTATACTGATATAGACCTGAAAGCTACTATGGCTGGGTAACCTACCTTGTGTGGAATGAAGACTAATGAATAAAGCTGAAGCACTAAATCTATGGAAGGATCTTGAATTACCTTGGGAACCAGTAGACCTTGGAGAAGGTTTATGGGGAAAAGTAATTGAGTGGACTGTTGATAGATGTAAAGTAATATTGGAGAAATATAATGAATGGAATCGTCTTAAAAAATGGGTTTCAATACATTGTTATGCAGATGATATAAAAAATAATCGTTGGTTATTGACCCATCAAGCAATTGGATTCGGAGAAGGAAAGGAATTATTTGATGGACAAAATCGCCTGGAAGCAATAATAGAAGCCGAAATTCCCGTTAAGATTCTAACGATAATCGGAATGACTAAAAGGTCTCGCTATGCTGTTGACGAGAATACACCTAGGACTGGATTCGATGTCTCGAAGATAAAAAATCCAGATTCAATAATTACCAAAGGCGATATCTCAGTGGCTAAGATGTTGGAGCGAGGATATGAAAACTTTGGCAAGCGGATGAGCAACACCTTATCACTAGAGGTCGTCAGGGAATTTGAACCTATAATTAATTGGATCAATAAAAACCTTCCACGAAAAACACATGTCACTACAGCAGCGGGTGTTAGAGCAGCAATTGGTCGTTGCTACATTACTATTCAAACTAACAGTCAAAAAATTGGTTTACTTAAGAATTGCTGCAGCATTTTGGTAGATCCCTCTGCTGCTATAAAATTATCTGAAGAAAATCCTGTTGTTTATCAAAGAATTTATCAGAACACCTTTAAATTGCGGGATCACCTGATTAGTGGAAAAAATTATTGGGGACAGATGAGGAATCTGTATTTCCTTGTAGAATATATTTTATCTAAAATTTTAGCAGGTGAACTCGTACAACGATTCCCTAGTCCTAAAACATTGCGAAGTATAGGACAAGAACTGTTTCCATTTGAAGATGAAGAACTGGCGGAAGAAGCAGAATAATATCCGCTGCTTTTTAAGAATAAAACCCCCTCGATCCCCTTTGGTCGTGGGGGTTTATTAATGCGCTTAAATAAAGAAAAGAAGCGTAACTATCAAAGATATAATTGCCCCAATAACATAAAGCATACTTGGCCCCCACTTCTTAAGGAATGGGATAATTACTTTAACTAAGTTTCTAATAATCTGAATTAACTTTTTAAGACGCTCCCCTCTACGAAATTCTGTGTCCATAGTAACCTCCTAACTATATAGTGATCTGACCTCAATTAATTTTCCCAATCACGCTCAGAACGTACCTCCAAATTTTTCTCCCATACTGCAATCATGACTTTGGGGTCTACACCCAATTCTTTTGCCTTATAAATCAATGCATTAAGATCTTTTGGAAAACATTTTTTACCCCACCCTAGCATCCCACATTCTCCAGGTACATTCCAATGTGATTTACCCAATCTATTATCCTTTGTTGCAATTTCAATCATCCTATCATAATTTATATTTAATTTATCACAAATTTGCTTGATTTCATTGGCAAAAGAAACCTTAGTAGCCAAAAAACAATTAGTTAAATATTTAACCATTTCTGCAATTCTAGCACTTGTTTTTACAATAGGAACATTAGGAAAGGCTTTTAAATAAACTTGTTTTAATACATTTAACCCCTCAGTAGGACCACCCAAAACAATTCTATCTTGATTTTTAAAATCCTCAACTGCATTACTTTGAGTAAGAAATTCAGGATTGAAACATATAATTAAGGATTTGTAGGTTTCATTTAAATAATCGGTAGTACCTGGCGGTATCGTTGATTTAATAGCTATTATTCTTTGCTTGTCAGTACACTCACTAATGTCCTTTATCACTGACTCTACAATGCTTGTATCGCAAGCACAATTTGGCCCCATTGGTGTCGGAACGCATATAAAGATAGGACCTTCAGTTTCGCTTACAAGTTGCCCTATCCTATTATTAGCAGGATAATAAGTCAAATCATTTTCATCGTACACTAAAAGATCATCTGGATTTTTTAAATCATAAGTAACCACCTCAAATACACGCCGCATACCCTCCCGGAGAGCAACACCAACACATCCTTGACCAACTACACCTATATCTCTAAACATATCATTCCTCCCATTTAAAATATTAGAGTAGAAAAAATATAATAAATGGCCTCCAGGTTCAAGGTGTTAAAAAAATATTATACAAAAGAGATCACCCAACCAAATGTGACCTGTACATTAGAAGTTTTCCCTAGATCGGGGAATGTAACCATAGAATATAAATCACCATTGTTCATCCTTAATGCCATTTCACTTAAACTATGTCCATTTGCTTCATCAAATGCCACCACACTGGTAAATGTTACTTGTGATAGTAAATTGGGATCAATTGTAGCTATAACAGGTTTGCTAAGAAGGGTTACTCCAAAAAGACCGTTTCTTTCAGTATTTACATATTTTGGCACACCACCAGTTGTGCCTTGATCACCAAAAATCATTCTTGCAATAAAATAATCATATTGATCGCCATACTGGTTTGCTATACTATTAGCTAAAGCATTACGACCAGTACGCAAAATAGTATTTGTGTAATATTTTTCCTCAATATGTCCATTTTTATCCTCTATAATGACTTTTATATCACCTTTAGATTTTATTGTATCAATCATGTTTACCCTTATGTTCGATGAAATATGTTATTGATTCATTTTGTCCAAGCACATCAGAAACAGAATTATCCGGTATATTTAGAGCTAAAAATGGAGGCATAAAAGGAGTAGCAGTTTCAATACTCATTTGTATCACATCATTTCCTCTACGGTCCACTGAATCAAATGTATGTTCTGGCATGGGCGGATAGTTTCTTTCTGGTATAGTGAGTGGCTGTTTTATATATTGATATATATGTATTAAAACTGGTGTCCCGCCAGCCGCTGGTGTTTTCCATTGATGATATGGTCCATTTAAAGTAATAATAGTACCGTTAATTTGACTAATTGCATAATAATCGTCAGCAACAGGTGGAAAATTTTGTATTACTACCAAAAAACTCTCTTTCCAAAGATCGCTATCAAGTATTAAATTTGGATCAACAGGTGCATTTGCCCCATTAAGAATACCTAAAATTGTTTCATAATTTACAATGGTTTGTAATATAAGATTTTTATATTGTAAATAACCAACTTGATTACTTGCTAATCTCTGGTAAACATGGGTTGTCACACCCACAATATTACCAGAAGTATAATTTCCAATATATAATCTGTGATTATCATTAGGAATGAAACCCACAATTTCATATTGTGTGCCACCATATAAAACATAATGGCCAATCTCAAACAGACTGCGCACATCCTCTAAAGTAACTTCACTGCTAAAATCTACAATACCACGCTGAGTTTTAGTCCAGCTACCAGCTACACCCGTTGTAATAAGATATCCAGTATCATTACGAATTGTATAAGTAATACCAGAAGCGTTAACAATTGGTAAAGAATTAAGAGGATGAGCATATCCGTCTATTAACAATTCACTATCTGTGGTAATTGAAACAATAGTATATACATCATTATTTGGTCCAAACGGTGGAGGATCGGGATAAGGATAAGCCGACAATTCTATTCTCCAGCTTCCGTCATATACCTCTCTTGGATTGTTTACATCCCACAATTCTAAGAAATCTTGTGTTAAGTCATCAAATTTAAATTCCTGATTTAATGTCGTAGTGGCATTTTCGTATAAATCTACTGATAATCTAAAATTAAATGAGGATTGACTCAATGGTTCAGCAGCCGGTGGAACACCAGCCACTGTAACCATATATCCATCAGGATTTGACCAATTATAAATGCCAGCATGCACACCAGTAAGTATTTCTAAAATATTCTTGGTTAAATGGTCCTTATCCCAGCCCAAAGTATCTAACTTAAGATCTGGACAAAACAATACAATCATATCATTATAAGCAAGAGCGGGGACCCATGCTAAAGGTCCTCCAACTACCAAATTAGATGTTGCTAAAGCATCTCGTCTAATAGAATGCAGTCCATTCTCTGTTACTCTATTGAAAAACATTTGGGCATTACCAGAAATAAGAACATCCTGTCCAGAAAACTGGATTAAAGCCTGAACTTGTTCAAATGGTGGTTCTACAAACTCATTTACCAAACCCTCGAAATTCATTTGATGCAAAACAGCATGAAAAGGAGTGTATTCTGCAAGTATTTCAAGCGATTCTCTGATTCGATCATTACAAAGTTGTTCAATTTTCAAATCGATATTATATTTACTACTTTGACAGGATGTGCAAGAGTCCATAAAATCACAATCAATATCACAAGGCGATCTGGACTCCCTACTAGATCCATTATATTCCTCTACATTATAAATATTTTCACTGTAAGGAAATTCTGTTCTTACCCATCCAAATATTAGTGGATCTACATAAGGATGTCTTGTTGGTACAATTAAATCAAATAATGAGTCATCTTCCTCTATTAAACGAACATTCCAATTCTTTAAAGGGCAATTTTGATCCCGTTCATCCCTTTGATCGGCTAATGGAAGAGTGCGTATATAATCTTCTATAGCTTGTGCTGCCGCATCCGGAACATCATTAAACTTATAAAGGATTCTTATAGAATCCCCAGAATACAATACTATTGGATTAACAGAAAGCAAATGCCCAACCCAAGTTATAATCGTATCAGATCCAATATTTACTGCTTGTATATAATCAACAGTTAATGGTGTCCATATATCATCACTAACACCACGATAATATAATTCAAAATTTAATAGATCTACTGGCAAAACCATCATTTTAGATAGTGTAAATGTAGTGTCCCCATCATTAATAACATCTAATACTTCTTGCCAAGTATATGGAGAAACCACCTGCCATAGTTTTGTGAACTTCTTTAACTCAATTCCAGCTTGAGCTAATGCCTCACTTAAACCTCTAAATGTTCCCTTTTTCTTAAACACAGGAACTGCTCTCTTAATCTGTCTCCTCCATAAAGTTGGATCACCAGATCGTAATTTCAGACCAAATATATTCCCTAAATAAACCAACATAGATTCATGAATAGCATTAGCATCTAACAAATCTACGGTTTGATTTGCCAAATCCTCTAATAAAGAAAATCCTTGTGCAACAGAATTATTAAACTCTTGAAGAACTTCTGGGGATACATCATTATCTGACCAATAAATCTTAAATACTTCTGGCAAATAATTATTTAAAAGTGTTTCATACTTACCAGGTTTTGTAAAGTGTGTGGGAATACTAGTGGTAATTTGCGTGTCTCCCAATAATGCAAATTTTTCATGAGCCGATAGATTATCTCCACCTATAAGCGGAGTCCAAGTCCAACAAATAACATAATCTCCCTCACGTTGTCCAGCAGGAGACCATTCTAATTCCCAATGACCATATTGAGTGTCTCCATCAACAGTTTCATTAATATTTTTAACATGCCAACTTGCAGCATTAGCAGCATCTAACACGGGATCTCCTGTATCCAACCATACTTCACTGTCATCGTTGCCAAACATAGCAATAGCAACAGCTTCTTTGTAATAGTAAGTATTAGAATCCAAGCTTGCTGTTAACTGATTTTGTAGACGTTCCGCTTCTGCTAAATTACTAGGCGTCGGAAATAAACAAGCTCTGGCTCTTGCTGCTTCATAATCTGCTTGTAAACCACTATCTGTGGAACTAGTTGTAGTAAATTCTCCAATGTTATTTCCACTAAAATCTCTTGTAATGTAATAAATTACAATTTGGCTAATTTTATAGGGATTGGCTATATAACATCCATTAGCATCTGGTGTAAGAATATCAAAAATAATCGTATCGCCAATTGTAGGCGACTCATTTATTCTCTTTAATGCCACATCTTCTCCTTAGGAGTAAATAAATCTAATACTAATATCATCTGATCTAACAATTTCATAAAATTCAGTAGTTACATTCTCTCCAGAATTTGCCGGATCGCTTGTAGTAAAAGTAATTGTAAATGTTGTTATTTCTTTAATAGCTGCTAATTGTTTAATTAAATCAATAGATCTTAAAGTTTTTCCGTAATCCCAATTATTCAATGAGAAAAATTGGGAAGTTTGATCAAGAATCCTGTTTTTAATTTCCTCTTGATACTTACGATAAAATTTATCTAGTGTTACTTCAATAGCAACATCTACAACCACAATTATTCCATCCTTTAAACAAATAAAATCAGTAAGCATTTTTTTATCATTTAATTCATTTAATAAATCAACTTTTAAATTATTAGATGCCGTTTGTAAGCCATCTGTGCCATTACGAGCCAAAACATAAATATCTATAATATTTCCAGCACATCCATAATTCCTTAGTGTTACATTCGCTTTGCCAATTTGTCCATGATAAGCAGTATAGAATTGTTCACATAAAATTTTGTAATCCTCGCCAGATACTGCACGATCCTGTGTTTTTACATACAATGGAAGTTTTCTCCTGATGTCCTCAATTGTATCACCATCATACCCATATTGCCCTTTTGTATAGTTGGTAAATGTTACCGGTACTTTGTAATCCACACCACTTACATCTGATTGATGTTGAAAAGTAATATACCCACTAATAATATTGCCAATAACTCCTCCGCCAATGCGATGTATTGTCTCAATACGAGAACCAGCAGATGGTATTAACCCAGCTTTATTATTGCCAAAAATCACATAAGCAGTCCAATTTGAATCAAATTCTAAACGATACTCACGACGTGGTTGAGAATCGGTAAAATAATCCACCTGTTGCCAACGAACTCCATCCACATATACTCTTACAGAATTATAAATTACCGGAGTTTGTGCAAGTGTTAGTGTTTGTGATACTTGACCCGTTCCATTAAACAAATTAGTACGGGTTCTGCCCTCTAATCCAATTATACTTGTATTAATTGAACTGCCAGCAGGTATGATTATTTGTTCATCATATAATGGCTCATTGTTCTCATCTGCTTGAAACAACTCAATAGTTGTAGGAGTGCCACCAGAAACTATGGCTATTGGTAATGGAGCATTAATAAGAATGTCTGTGGGAGCTATAGCATTAATTGTTCCAGACCACATAGAAACTGCGGCTATAGGTGGCTGCGGTATGAATCCTATCAATTTTGACAATCTAAAAGCATTTTCTACTTCAGTTACTGTGTCTATAAATAATTCATTGGCAATTTGATCTTGTTTAAAAGAAAGCATATCGCCAACAAACGCAAAGTTCTCCATTAACATAATGGCAATGCTTGATTCCACAAAATCATTAAAAGTATTTGGTAATACAGAACCATTTGGACCAAATCTTTCTTTAATAAAATCACGTAATCTGGTTTTTAATGACCAAAAATCTTGGTTTGTATAATTTAAACTTATTACATTTGGCGTGTTGTACAAACCCGCTTGATCATATGGTTGAACAGTTACTGGACAATTTGCAGCCATTAATTACCTCCTACTGTTGGTATTTCTAGCACAAGACTATCTATAATTCCAATATTATTCGGGTCATAGAAATTAATTTTTATACTCAAAATATGCTCTTTCTGATCGAGAGTATCTGCTGCATTTAAATCGCTGTTATTAATATTATTACTTACTTCTATGTCATCCACAACAATTCTAGGCTCCCATGTAGATATGGCATTAGAAATCAATTGTCTTATTTGATCTGCAACGATACTATCATTTGGTTCAAAAAAATACTCTCTCAAGTTTGTGCCATAATTAGATAGCATGACGCGCTCCCCTGGATTGGTTAGTAATAAAATCATTAAATCTGATTTAATTACATCTAATCCTTGAGATGAACGAAAAAATCCAAGTGGATCTTTTACAATTGGATACATTAAACCTTTTGTTTTTTCAATCATACAGTAAATCCCCCAATAGCAGGATGCATAAATAAACAACTAGCGATTGTGGCTTCTGCCGAAGCTGAAGCAAACACTCTGTCGCTAATTACTATTCTGCCCGAAGCCTTGCCAGTGTCTGGATCTGTTCCTCCTTGATATACTAACACATGTCCAATACAGCCACTTTTTTTACCTGTCTTTGGATCTGGACAATCTTCTCCTGCATCTAAAATAATTCTATCTTTAGCAACAAATAACTGTACATTAGCTCGATTTACATAATCCCTATCAGATACATGCATTGTAGTGCCGAAAACATGAGTTACTTGACTTGCAGGATGCTTCTCTTCTCCCACAACTGTTATGTGATTATCATAAGTCGTACATAGATACTCTCCGCCAACCCTTAACATATAAAAACCAGGACCATCAGGAGCTTCTTGAAACCTCATCAAATGTGGACCTCGCTCCGTATTATCCTTTTGAGGACTTACAATTTGTATACTTTGTTGTACCGTATTCTCTTGACTATTGTCATCATTAAAGCTCATTTCTAATCCATACCCAGTTCTAACTCTCACAAATGCCTTTTTCGCCTTACTAACACAACGCGCTTCGGGAACTACACTATCTGTGGCTTCATCTGCTGGTTTACCTATTTCTTGTCTAATAGGAATCTCTAAATCATTGTCCTCATCTATCATTTCAAAAGTGTGCCTGCTTGTACTACGCATCGTAATACCACGCTTTGCACCACCTAATTTCTTATCTTTTGTTTCATCATTCAGCTCAACTAAATTTCCACAAGCAGATAATAAACGAATATAATTATTTTTACCTCTATTTTCGGGGGTATCCTCCTCATCGCTCATTTCAAAACGATGTCCTGTCATAGAAATAATTTTGATTTTTCCCATGCATCTATTAGTACAACCCCAATTAAATCCATATAATCCATTTTCCCATCCCAATCCATCACTTGGAACTTTTGGGTGTTCTACAGAATCATCAATAATAATAGTGCCGCCACCACGAGAAAGAAATTGAATACCGCTTTGGTTTAATGCACACTTATTGTTTTGTGGGGTTGATGGCCCTGAATATGGCGCACATTCATTTCGATGTTTAAAATATTCATTTGCACATTTCGGTCTGTTTTGAGGAGTTACACAATCGTTAGGTTTTTCCAATGGTTTATTATCACTATCAAGACAATCAGTTGTATTTCCACCAACACCGCAACCACAATACGGATTGGCCCACTCACCACTAGGATGAAGAAAATCATCTTTGAAAATCATCCAATTATTAAGACTACTTTGAATTTCTATCCTCTTATATCTGTTTCCACATTTATAATTACCATCCACCATTTTTAACATATGTTTTTGGGGAGTTTTAAAACCATAAATATGCGGATAAGTTACCTTTTTCTTTGCCAAAGCATCCTCATCAAAATCAGGTCTATCATAATCAATTCCATTATAATTTTCAGTATTCCATTGTGGAAAACATTGTGAGCCATCATTAGCAGATACAAGATAACCTTTTCTGTGCCCATCATGAATTTCTGTAAATTCCTCTCCAATAAATCCAAAATTATGCCTACCATCAGGACCCCTGTCACGACCCCATGTTGTACCAATATAATAGGGGAACCTACGACTTCCCCTTCCAAAGAGAATACATACCATAGAACCAGCAGGTGGTACCCAAACTAAACCACAATCATCAAATCCACCCATAGCGGATATGGGCCAAGCCCACTGACATTGTTCTACTTGAGTTGTAACCTCATCAGATAATTCTGGGCTGTAAAATCGTATTCTTCCTTGTTTATACGGATCAATAGTATCAATACAAAGTGCTGTATATACTCCAAAGTATGTTTGTGTTTGAGCAATATTATGCGTGCGCTTCTTGAATTCAGAGGATACCAATTGTTTTGCTTGGTAACCTAATCCCTCAAAACTCTTCTCAATATTTCTAATTCTTTCATCATGATCTTGAATTATACTCATATAAACTCCTTAAACAACAGCAGGTAATTCACCACCAAAACTATCTGGTGAAAGATAACTAATTGGATTTCCTTGTGGGGGCGGTGGAGGATTTGATTTGGGACCATATACACCTGGTGGTAAAGTAACACTGAGAGTTGTTACATATTTACCATCTGCTGTTATACTATGATTCTGTTTAGTAATAATCCAGTTTTTATTGCTCATATAATTATTGCACATTGGATCTGTCAGCCAATCCGGGCAGCTATCATCTTCAGTGCGCACTAAATGCAAAGGATTTATAACAACAATGGAACAAGGTCTCCCAAATGGATTAACATTACAAAAAATCTCACGAGGATCTCCAACAATTTTTAAATCACCACGTATCGCCTCAAATCCAAAAGCAGCATGCGCCTGTATTTGTGCTGTTTGCCCCTTCATGGCCTCACGTAATGCTCTATTGGAACCAAATGTATCAATGCCCTGAGATGTTAGAGTTGGAACCACCGTCACTCCAGCCCTTTTCGTTTGCGTTTGACAGGGATTTGCATCAGTACCTTGCTTACCATCACTTGCAATTGATTCGTGGGAAACAGGAGCCGTTATACCGCCGACACCAGGAAGTGCATTAAAATTTAATGCCCAATTAACCTTCGGAGAAAATTCTAAAACAGGACTGCATTTGCCAGCATTAACAATAAAAGTAAGACCCGTGTGGTTAGGTAAACACGACTGGGTAGCAGGCGTGCAGTTATCATTTATATCCTCCCAGAAAATAATGTCCCCCTTATAACCACCTATTAACTCACCACCTGGACTCTCATAAGCTGTAATAACAATACCTTTATCATCTTTAGTTCTATAAGAACTTAACCATTCATAAGCTGTGGCTATCTTATCTTGATTAAGTTGTGGCCAAAAATTTTCAGGACCATTACCAACTTCTCCATTACTATCTACTCCCCCGTCCTTGAATAAGAACTTGTCTGGACTGCCACCATTAGTACTTACTTTTAGAAAATCAACACGGCAACCAGGTTCAATACATGCACCATTAACATCAAATTTGGGCGAAAATAATTGTCTCAAAGCACTTTTCAGAGACAATTTGTTTGCTTTAGTTTTATCACCACCGAAAGCCTCTTTACCACGGGATAAAGTTAATACATGTGCTATATCCTTCGCTGTTACGTTAAATTTGAATTTTCCTTCTGCGGCTGTAGCATCAACTTTTATCAATAAAGCCCTAATTTCAGGAGATACTATAACTGGCTGCCTTATGTTGTCACATCCTGTACCCATCCATCCAAATCTCATTCTCAAATAAATATAAGGATTTACTTCCGCTTCTGTGGTGTCCAAAGCAGCATATCTCTTTATCTCTTCGAAGAATTTATTAAAAGCCCCACCTTCTTCATCTATAATTTCTAAATTGACATCAATGCCATTTGAAACTCCATATTCAAAACCAGCAATTATTGCCTCATGTTCACGATTTGGATAAGATTTATTACCAACAGTAATATACTCATGTTCTTTAACCCCAAACCAGGCTTTAACAAAAGGAGCCATAGTTGCATATGTATAATCTGCCCCCTTAGCTAATGGGTCGTTTGGGGGACTGCACGAAGCAAATTCCCCAATGCAACCATATAAACAGTCTGTTATATTAAACCCTGTTGTATTAAACATAATTTATTCCTAGTATGGATTAGCAGGAATTCTTATATTAACTCCT